TCTAGGGAGTTAAATGTGATATCTTTCTTATAGCAATCAGAGTATCCATCTCTACCTGTTACAGATTCATGATGTAGTCTTACCCACTCCATTACTGCTTGTGCAGCGGAAGGTACGACTGGGTCGTATAAAGTGATTGCTAAATCTTGCCACTCAGAACGACCTTTTACATATCTTCTAACATTGATATGGTCGATGGTAACTTTACCATTGTTTATTTCTGGTCTGGCTGCCGTTTTCACCAAGTATGCAGGAATTCCTTCGATGTACATGATGAACCTATTTGACATTTTAGGTTCAAAGTTGGTGAACATTATTTCATTTGGGTCTAATAATTGTGCCATTTAATTCTCCGTTTTCTCTTTCTAATAAATAGTCTTTATTTTATTTTTTATTCAGGGAACGCTGCGCCAGTTGGAAGTACATTGAAATCAAGTACTATAAACTCTGCAGTTTTCGCTGGTTGAATAAAGATTTCTCCTTTTAAGATGTTTCTATCTATAATATCGGGTGTATTGTTTGATTCGTCCATAATAACTCGGAATGCGTAAAGACCTTGTCTTTGTTGTACTGATTCTAAGTAAGGGTTAACTATACTTAGGAATCTGTTTCTTGTTGCTGCCGTATTATTTTCGAACAATAAATACCTTGAAGATGATGCGATGAACTTCTTCAATGCGATTAGTAATCTTCTTACATTAATTCTGTCAAGAGCTGAAGGTCTAGCTTGAAGTGTCTTCTGACCAAATACCGTAGCACCTTGTCCAGGGAATGTAGCGATTGGGTTAATTCTATTTTCGTATAATGTATCTCTCTCGTCATGAGTCAATCTTGACTTAACTTCGATTACATTTGATAAACCACCTCTATTTAAACCTGCGGGTGCGAACCATGGTTCAGCAACTGCGTCATTAAATGCGATAACACCTGGTAATACAACACTTGGTGGTACCCAGACTGGTTTATTTTTGTCTGTATCAAGAATCTTACACCATGGGTGATAAGTTCCGACATAGTTTGAATCGAATGAACTTAGTGAGTTAACTACTGTTGAGATTGAATCTGTGTAAGAACCTGCGTCCATTACGAAGAATGCATCTTGTCTGTCTTCACACATATCTTTTGCAAAAGTAGTTACTGAAGAGTGTAGTCTATTGATTACACCTGGTAATACTAATAGGTTCATATCATATTCATCAGGATTTGACATTGCGCTAATAGCTTTTCTCATTGCGATTGTACCACCTGCGGTTGCTGATGATAAATCCAATCCTTGCATATTACCTGCAACAATGTTTGTTCCTGTTAGTACTGTTCTGTTTGGTGCGAATCCATCGAACCCACCTTGGAATGGTACTAAGAATTTTTTATTGTCTATAAGACCATCGTTTAGTGCAATTGCTGCTCCATTAGAAGTACATTGACTTAATAAGAACTTAGTTCCAACAGTTTCAGAACTTGAGTCTGGAATTGGGTTTAAGTAGTTTAAGTTATCTGTATTTGTAAAGTCGAATGAATAACCTAAGAATGCTCTTTTGTTAAATTCATTTGCAATTGACTGGTCTGTTACATATGTAGGACTTGGTAAATTATGTCCACTATGTATAGGTGACTTAACTGCTGCGAATCCGAAAGGAACAAGACTTGCATCAAGTGCTCCACCATCCATATCACTATTTACTTCTACTCTAATGTTTACAGATGCGTTTGGATAATCCCCATTTGAAGTAACTTTACCATTGTTATCAACAGTAATATACTTGTCACCAATAACTCTTTTAATGTAGTTAGGTGAATTAGGGTCTAAGTTAAGTCCACTAAATTCTTCTATAATACTTGGTCTAACATCACTATCTTGAACAGTTTGACCAAATATAGAATTAGCAATTTTAGAAGTATCTACTCTTCGTAGGATAACACTAAATGTTCCGTACTCAGAACCAGGAACTTCATTTGCTGGTTTAATATCTCTAATACCAATTTTAAATTCGTAGTTTGTCGAAGTACCATGTGACAATGTGTGGAATCTAAATAAGTTTTTACTTGTACCTGATACATCTTGTGATATGATGAAAGGTGTTGAAGCTTCTTGGTATGCTTTTGTATAGTCAGTTTTTCTAAATGTATCAACTTCTACATTACAATTAGGGTCAGCTGCGAAAGATGACGATTGGAATGAATTGAAGTTCATATATAGGTAACCAAATTCCGAACCATTTTTAGGAGATGAACCAAGTGTTTTTCCAATGTAGTTTACTGCGCTTGGGTCTAATGATGCGGTTGCTATTGCAAGTACTGCTGACTCTGATAAACCTGTTACTGCACCCGATGCACTCATATAAAGTGCGAAGTTAGATGCCGAAACATCTGGTGTTGGTGAAGCTGCTGAACCACTCAAGTTTGTTACAAGTGACCTATCAAATGAACCTGTTGAGTTTGCAACACCACCGAAAGGTACTTTTGTAGTAGGGTGAATTACTGCTGCTACTGAACCACTAATCTTTAATACTAAAGGTTCAACAGTATAACCACTCTGTCCTAATACTCTTACGATAGTCGCAGTTCCTGCGTCTTCTAAATATGATTGTGCAGTATAAGGTAGGTATGAATCTTCTGTCAAACCACCAAATACTTGTTGAAATTCTTGAAAGGACTCTACCTGTGTTGGTACGAATGCAGGCCCCTTTATACTTTGTCCTATAAGTGCCGCACCTATCTCTCCTATACCTTGTGGTAAGAATGAGAGGTCTTTTTCTCTTGTGAATACACCTGGACTAACAATTCTTTCTGCCATTATTTTCTCCTAAATTAAATCTTTGGGTTTACCTTTATATAAATACTCCAAAAATTTCCAAAACGAATACTTATTTGTTAGGTGTGAAAGTATTTGTAGCCACATCGTAAGTTCCCTCACCATATTTAGCTCTCAACTCCACACTTAATTCTCTTTCCTCGTTGGATAATTCTCTGTAAGATTCCATCAAAGTGTTCTTTTCAAGTTTCATTTCATTGAATTGGGCTTCCATGTTTTGAATACCAATTTCAATCTCACCTAACCTTGATGTAATTGATAGAGTTTTACTTTGAATTTCCGTAATTTTTTTAACTTCTTCTTCCGAAAAACTTTTTATTTCTTTTTCTGCCATAACATATTAATTTTATTTACTACACTTATAAATATGGAAAAATTATTCATTACCACTCTTTTTAGAGATTTTAATGCCAGAAAGACTTGGGTCTTCTGAAAATGAAACTTTTCCAATCGATACTGTTCGTTTAGTATTGTTGTTTAGTCCGACATATTCTGGAACGATATAAGCCTTAGTTACTAAAGATATTGTTGCTTTAGTAATTCTATCTTGACCCATCTCGGACATTGTTTCAAATGAGTAAGAATCACCTTTTATTACAAACTTATATCTTTCACCAAAAGAACGACCTTGGAAAAATACAATTTGCTCTACAACTTTGTTAACTTGTTCCATATAGTCACACCAAACTATCACTTCATATTGTAAATCAACATAATCAGGTCTTTCAACTGACATAAATTCTTTCTTTGGATTTTCTCCTGTCAGTATTGCAAATTGGTCGTACTTATTAAGTTTATTGTACTTTCTTTCAAAGAACTGATGTGTATCTTCGTTTTGTGCAACTTTTAATTTTGCTAAATCGGTGTTTACTGATAGATTATCTCTTTTAAAAACAATAACGGGAGTTAACATCATTCCGTTTTCGTCTCTCATAAACCCATCTCGTTGTGCACTTGCCCACTTTTCAGGTGATGCATACATTACAGGAACAGGATAAAATCTTCCATCATCCTCAACAGTTGGTCTTACATCCTTTTCTAAAAAGTTTTTAAATGCAGAATCGATATCGTAAATACCAACACTTACATTTTTTACATTATCCTTATCCCTTCTATACTGCTTTGCTTTATTTAATATAGGGTCAGGTGATGTAGAAGATTGTGTTTGTATAATCTGAGGTTTCGAGTTGTCTGTATTTCTGTATTTAGTTGCCATCGTTTATAGTCCCATTGGTACTTCGTTATCATTTTGGTTTGAATTACCGAATCTTGTTTCTACTAATTTAATACTTGTTTGTCTTGTAACATGACTATCACATATAATAGATACATTTAAACCTTGAGCATCACCACCATCCCAATACTGAGGATTCTTTCCTGCAAAGTATTGATATGAGTATGATGCGTCTATTAGATGATATTCATTATTCCATTGTACAATATCACCAACTGCAGGTACTAAATCTTTTTCTTTTAATGTATCTCTTAAAAACTTAAACTGAACTTCACGAGAATATGATTGTCCAAACTCATCAGATATTTGTGCTGCTTGATTTCTTTCTACTAAACATGGTATTTTTATTGGATTGTGAAATACTTTATTGTCACCCTCACCATATAAATTAGATTTGGTTTCAGTAATCGCAACCATATAGTAATACACTTCTGTATCAATTATATCATTAATGAGTTCTTTGTTCAATTTATTAAACAAACTCATATCTCTTTGTCCACCGAACAATGCCATAAATTACCCTATAAAAATTGGTCTTGGTACTCTGTTTAAAGTTTCCTCTAAGTATTCAGACTCTTCTTTTTTTGCTTCCATTAATGCTCTACGAGAAGTTGATTCTAACATTTCTTTCAAGTCAGTTAACAAAGTTTCTTTTTCAGCCGAAGCTTCATTTCTTAAATCAGACCCATCAAGTGTTACATCTGCACCTGGTATAGGAATAGAACTAAATTTAGCTCTGATAGCACCTAACATTTCTTTTGCTAATGCCAATGCGTATCGTGCAATCCATTGTTTACCTGCACTATTGATATTAGTATATGTTAATCTTCCAAATGGTGCGTTTGATAAATCACTTACAACATTTGAATTTGCAATTGGTGATTTACTTTCACTTTCTAATGTATAATCGAAATATACTTTTGCACCTGTATCTTTTCCTTGGGGGAATGGATATAATCTAATTCGTTGTCCATCTATATGGAATCCATATGATGATTTTCTAATATAATCATTAAATTCAATTGCTTGTAATCTTAATAAGTCATCAAACATTGGTTGCATCATGAATGAAACACCTGGCGAGTAATTACCCCATCCAAAAGTTTCTAACATTTGCTGAGAACCTAATCCTGTTCCGATGAATGGGTCAAAGTATCTTATGATTGCTGGTGGTTGTGTATGGAATACTCGTCTAAGTACGATACCATCATTTACTGAACCATTTTCTAAGTTCACCACATTTGCATCAGATAAATCATAAATTTGTTTACCTGCCACCATTTCAAAAGAACCTGTATATACTGTTACTCGTCCACCACTTAATGCTTCAGTACCATAATCTTTTGCTATACTAACCATACCATTTAGATTTGGTGCAATCTCAGTATCAGACAAATCAGTACCTAAAGCAGTACCTTGTATTGACAACATATTTTCTTTTGCTCTGTATTGATTTACTTGTGAAGAGTATTCGTTAGCTGCTTCTTCAAGACAAGTAAAAAAGTTTATATCTTGCAACTCGACATCTACGATTGGGTATCCCAATCTCTTCGCACACCATTCTGCTACTTTCGGAGCGTCATTCTGAAATTGAGTATCAGAATCAAAGAATCCGAAAGGAGTTGATGAACCACTTGAAAATGAACCTGAACCAGGCCATATTGGAATGTTTACTGCCATTTAATTCTCCTCTATGTATATAAATATGGAAATAATTAGCTTTCCCTATTTTCCATGAACGAAACTACAATATAACGAGTACCTTTAGTGGTTGCACGCGCTCCATGCTTATGAGTTATATTGCCAGGATGTAATGTTGCGTAACCAATTGGATTTTTTACTAACTTCTTTTGTCTTCTGAACCAAGTACCACCACCTTCGTATTCATCTAAATCTGATAGTTGTACTAAACAAGTAATATCTGCCCTATCGTGATGTATTCCCAAGTGTCCTTGTGCAGTTGGTATATATTTTGCTAAAAAGTTTTCGGAACTCATACTATCCCATCCTTTACCTTCTAACGCCCATAAATATACTGCAACTTGCATAACATAGTCTTTCAATACATCATTATATATCTCGTCCATTCCAATTTCTGTTATCAACATATCAGTTGTTGGGTAATTTTCATGTCGGTCAAAAGTCCATCTATTAGAATGTTCGGCTTCTTCTCTAATCATTTTACAAAATTCTTCAGTAAATAAAGGAAATTGAAAACAACTATCAAATGGTTCGTCTACTATCAAATCCCATTCCTTTGTACGAGCTGAATATGATATGAATTTTTTTGTCCACTCATCTTTGTTGTCCCAATATGTGTATAGTTCTGGATGAAGTTTTTCAAATCCAAAATCTTCTGGCGGAGTAAATCCTCTTGCCTCATCTGGTAACTTATCATTCACCAAATTATACCACTCTACATATCTGTCACTCCAATTTTGTTTTCTTGCAAATTGTTCAGCACTATCTAACAACTTCTTGTGTTCTTTTGCTTGTTGACTTGAAAAAGCAAATGCTGCGATAAATGTATATCGCATAAGGCCTGTATTTTTATTTTCCCATTTGTAGTTATCAGGGGAACTATCATCAAATGGAGTTTCACCTGACTCATGAGTATGTGAACTTATTAATGTACTTTTATTATCGAGTAAGTGTTTTAAATTACCTGTATCAGATGATAGAAGTTTAACTCGACCCATCATCATTTCAAGAGCAGTTATACAATATGTTTCAGGATACTGAGATGGGTAAATCCACCACTCAGAAGATTTAATTTGTTTGTATAACTCAGATGGATTTAGTGAACCTAAATAATGTACATCAAAGTCTCTTTCATAAGTTGGGTAATCTTTTTTTATTCGTTCTAAAGTGTCCCAATCATTAGTATAAGGTGGTGATGCAACCCACAAAGTTAAATTAGGATTAATGTTTTTTAAATCATCCCAAATATTTAACAGATTCCACAATCCTCTATCAGGTCCAGATGTGTAAATTACTTTGTCTTTAAATTTTTCTTGTTGGATGGAATCAAAGTCGGATGGGTTTATAGCATTTCCTATAACTTTAACCTTTTCAGAGTTTAAATTATATTTTTTCACTAATTGACCCTTTTGCCACTCTGATACTACGATTATATTTGTTAATTTAGGATGGTTTAGATAATCTACTCCATCATTTGGAAGAGTCTCACCATTATACCATGAATAGAACTCTAAATTATGTATCCAAAAGTAAGAACTATCGAATGTTATATTTTTATCTTCTAAAACTTTAAAGTAATGAATGTAATTTGATGCAATAACAACATCAAAGTGTTGATTGTTATCAATACTGTCATAATCAATAAATTTTAGATTATTTGTTTGACTATTTGAAACTTCACCTGTAATTATTACCTCGTGACCTTTCTTTTCAAACTCTTTAGCTAAGTTAATGACGCAATATTCAGAACCACCCATACCTTTTTGTTTTAGTATGGTGTCATTAATTGGTTCGTTTTGATATCCTACTGTAAATAAAACTCTCATATC